TGCCGCTATATTGTCTACGTGTACTACAACTAGAAATGTTCCATCTGTTGCGGCACTTGCGGCTGTAGTTGGTGTATGTACATCACCTACTAGGTCTGTACCATCGTCTGCATTGATTTCAATTGTAGGAATTTTGTTTACCCACTTGCCAGTTGCAGTGTTGTATTGGTGAATACCATACTTACTAGCGTCTGTGTCTAAATGAACGCCACCGTCTGTCGCATAAGTTGCAGTTGGTGCCGTTGTACTTGCTTCTAGTTGTCCAAGATCAATATCAGCACGTACAATGTATGCTTGACTACCTTGACCTAGATAACTATAAGCCGCCATAAGACCATATTCGCTGGTCTCACTGCCTTGTGTAATTGATGTTCCGACTGTAGTGAATGTTGGGTTACCAAAATACTGACTTAGTTCACGTTGGCTAGTAACCTTAATAACATTACCTGCTTGTGCTGACTTAGTAAATTTGGCAATTCCGTCTGATTCGCTACCAGTAGGATCTGTTTTGTCTTGGCGTGTTGCTACTAGTAGTAAAGGTACTGTACCAGCGCCTGGGGCACCGTAAGCACTTTCATCGACTATTGATAGCTCTACACCTGGGGATACTAATGCCATAATTTTGCTCCTCTGATAAAATAATTGCTAGTAGTATTTACCAGAAGTGCTATATATCCAGGGGGTTATGAAGGTAAACCTAGTAGTTAATGATGTCTTGAACTTTGACTAATAGTTCTTCTAATGTTCCATCATTTTGAATAATTTGATTGTAGTTTTTATCTGGTGTTATCCATTCCCATTCACTTGGGTGGACATCTTTTATTTCGCCACCATTATCTCTGCGTTGATAAAACCAATCTGGCATTGTGCCTCTACGAACCTGCCAAACTTCTCCACCTACGTCTTTTACCATATTCATTTCATTTGGGAAACGTACATCAGGTAATACCCAGTTAGTGTCTGGATTGTCTAGTAATTTTTGTTTTACAAGACTTACCCATATGCCATCAAAAAATCCATTGCGCATACAGTCAGTTCCAAACAACTGAAGTACAAGACGAGGAGTAACACTCATACCTGTTTCTTTTGTCCAGTATTCGTCTTCTTTTTCACGCCAGATTCTACTGCGATCTGTGTCGCCTTCCAGCATATCTCTATCCCAACTAAAAACACTAGCAACGCCATCTTTGAGTTTGTCAGCGAAACTTAGTCTTTCAAAGTTGTGATTCTCTATTAGTATGTCAGCGACAGAACCTTTGCCACTGCCAATAAGTCCACATATTCCTATAATCATAAAGTAATAATAATGTCGTTAGAGTTTGTTGTCAACCGATAATCACACCAAGTCCTGCTTGCCCTTCAGCATAGTACTTGAGATCATCTTCTAGTTTATCGATGTTTGCTTGTGCATCCATACGCAGTGCATCTGCGTTTAGGCTTGTGCCACCTTGTGGACCTGCAATAGTATTGAACTTGCCACGTGCTTCAGCAAGCATCAATTTACTGTGTGCTAGTGCATAGTCTTTGATCCACGGAGCACAATATGGATCTTGTAATAGTTCTTCATCACTGCGTTGTTTGTATACATGCATATAATAAGTGTCGTCTGCTTTGATTCTTCTATGCAAGAATAATTTTTTAGTTACAGTGTTCCAAGTGAACGTAAGATTTTCTCCAAACAGTCTGCCCAATGTTTCTCTGTGTTGAGCCAATGCATCAAATGTTGCCATGCCTCCTGCTCTACCACTGTTCAACAAATATGTGTTTAGGTATGCAGTTTCGAATGGTTCGATATCGCCCAGTCCGCCACTGTTTAGTGTGCCAGCACTGCGCCTATAAAGGTCAAACACATCAATGATATCACTGTCCACAGTGTATTCGTTTTGCTCTTTCACAACTGTGAGTGTAACAAAACTTTCTTCCACACTGTTTTCACTGCGCTGTCTGTATTTTTCAAAACTCTTTTTGATAGCCACATCATAGTGTTCAGGGTCGAGTTCAACATCAACCATCTGTCCGCCTAGACGTAGTTCAATTTCTTTTACTAGATCATCTCTTAGTGCCATGCAAGTATTTATGCTACTTGAATGCTTTTAGAATGATAGTATCAGCATTGAATCTGCCATTAAGTTTTGTTTCAGTAGTTTTGAGATATCCAAACTGTGCTTTTAGTTTGTGTTTGGTAATCTTTTTCCAATTGGGTAAAACTTCATTGGGTTTACGCACAGTTTTTTGTACACTGCGCTTTTCATCGTAGAACTGTAGTGTAGTTCCTTTGACTTTGAACTGTGCATGGTCTTCTGCATAGTAAACGCCTATCTTACGATTCTTTGTATTGAACACAACAATTGCAGTTGCATCAATAATATCTGCAGGAGGAATACTGCTGATACCAAAGTCTCCGTCACTTGCTTTGAACTTGAGTTTTTTGACAAGTTCTGCCGCAGTTTTTTGTTTGGGCTTGCGCACTGCTCTAGTTTGTTTCTTCTCTGCTTTGATAATATCAATGCCATCAAACAAACGTTTGTAAAAGTCTGTTAGCTCTTTGATTTCTTTTTTACTATAAGTTGCATAGCCTTCAACCAACTGCTTTTGCATTTCATCTTGTTTTTTAGGAGTGGGCAAGTTGTTGAGCTCTTGCAATTCTTCATACGATCCTCTGTAGAATTGTTCTACAAAACGCAAATGTCCCAAGTTCATTTCATACTTTTTGAAATAGCTCAGTGGATTCTTTTTGATAAGAGGATTGCTTTTACTATCACGCAACCAATCGTCCAACCATTCGTCAAACTCTTCCATTTTGTCAACAGTTGCTTCCATCAAACGTTCTTGAATAGTTGGAATATATGCTTTCTTCTTTTTGCTTTCTTCAGCCTTTTTGATCTCAACAATTGTTTTGCCTTCGTCAATGAGTTTGGCAATTTTTTGTTTGATCCAATCTGTCATTGGCTGTAACTCACCTGTAGTTCCAGGGCATGCTTGCCAATACTCTTGTTCTTTTTCATTGTAATCAGGACAACCGTCCAACATCATTTTACATTGAACACCCAGCACTTGTTCGTGCTTGGCGGCTTTTTTACAATTGGTTATCTCTGTCTTAGTATACCCATTGTTTTTCATCCACTCAAAACACCATTCAATGGTATCAGTGTGTTTGAAGTTTTGATAGTAAAAGTCGTGTACACTAGTTTTTAGTCTATGAAATTTAGTACCATCTAGCTGTTCCCAATTTTCAAAACTGGGTGCTTGCAGACCTTTTATGCCTCTGCGTGGTGATCTTGCGACTTTTTTCTTAGCTTTTCTAGTAATAGACTTTACACTAGCCATGAACATCTCCTCGGTTGTTTCTTAAAATATAGCATCTTTTACTTATTTGTCAAGTACTATGATTCTACATAAATATACATATGCCCAGACTGAGCTTATACAAACCGACGAAAACGAACGATTATCACTACATGGATAGAAGTATCCGTGAACAATTTGGTATTGGCGGTACTGGAGTACATGTACACAAGTACCTGGGTCCAGCAGTTACTCCAGACAAAAATGATCCAAGTCAGCCCAACTATATTGATGGTAGAGAAATAGATCCACTCAGTGGAGAATTTATCAATGTAGATGGTATTATCAACGAAACTAAAATTCAAGAC